TACAGGGTGACTGTACCCGCGCCAGAGGTAATCGTCACGCGCACCGCTCGACACGGAACCGTCAGCGCAACAGCCGTCGAGGCCGAAACAGCCGACAGTCCAGTCACCGGGAACCATGTGGCCGAAGCAGCCGAATAGCCCGCGTTCGCCGGATCCTGAAAGCTGTACTCAACCGTGAACGTCGCCCCCCCAGTCAGCACCGCACCAAGACCGACATTGAACGGATTGGTGAACCAGCTTACAGCCTCGACAGGGCTGCTGCCAACACCAGTCACCGAAGTTGTGATCGACTGCATCTCAGTCTTCCTTCCTCTCTCCAGACGGAGAGACAGGCCACGATTTGCGAGCGGGACCGGTCTTCTTCCTTGTCATCGTTCGCTTCTGTTGGCTGGTCATGGACGCGGCAGCAGCAGCAGGACGACAGGCAGGATAGGGACGCTTGCCCTTCTCGCCTTCGATCCTACCACAATCCTTGCCGGTCTTCACATCCTTCCAGTCCTCGGAAAACCACTTTCCAAGTCCCCCGCCAGAGGCTTTGGCGACTCGGTTATCATCTCCAGACCACTTGCCGCCATGCGACTTGTACCACTTCGATGCCCACGCATTCGCATAGGCAGATGGGTAAACATCAAACTTGGCCCTAGCAGCCGCCTTGGCGCGGCCCCAGAGACCAGAGTTCTGAGGCTTCGCGGCCATGTCAGCAGTTCCAAGCCCGCAAGGATTTGTTGATCCGACTATTCGGATCAGCAGCCTTGGCAGAACCAGTCAGCTTTCGCTTCATGCCGGTCATCCGAGCGCAAAAGCTATCACGACGCGACCCGCCTTCCGGCTGCGGACGCTTAATGTCGTGACCTTGCGCTCGAAGCGAAGCGCGGCCCTTTTCATTCAGGCCACCGGATTCAGATTTACCTTCCTTGCGTGTCCATGCACCCGGCATATCACCCTCCTAGAAGAACGGGGGCGCAATGCCCCCGTTCAGTTTGCCTATGGGGCCGTTGATCAGCCCTCGAAGCCGGGGCGCATCGTCCCCTTCGCAGCCGACGAGAACACGCCGCCACCCGACTTGCGGGGCTTGCGGCCAGCGTGAGCCATCGCAGCAGCACCATGGATCTTGCCCATGTGCTTCGCCTTGCCACCACGCTTGAAGCCCTCGGCCTTGTTCTTGGCCTCGCGCGCCACGTTGGAACCCGCGCCAGCGTAGAACCCCGAGCCGAGATCCTGCTGCGCCTTCACACCCTTCTGAGTCTTGCCCTTCATTTTACCTTCTCCTCTTTTACGCAGTCAGGTTCAGAGCCTGAGCGTATGTGACCGTGATGACGCCAACACCGGACCCGGTATTGGTCGAAGTGACGAGGATCTTCCTGTCGGTGGTGCCGACATCGATCCAGTTGCCGGTACGGGTAGCATCAGCCCCCGGAGAGACGACAACGGAGCCAATGGTGCCGCCAGCAACCGCGCCAGCAGCGGTGTAAGCCGTTGCCGATGCCGTGTTGCCAACACCAAAAGTCGTCGCCGCACCCGTCCAAGCAGTCGTCACAAACAGCGTGATGCTGATGATGTGACTGTTCTTCGGGATCACGACTGTGGTGGCACCGCTCGCCTGAGTAACCGCAGACGATTGTGCCATGACCGCATGTCCGACATTGGCGACATCCGTACCAACGGTCGTACCCGTCGTGTTGAGAATGTCACCAGCTCGAATCGGGCCTGTGAAGGTTGTCTGTGCCATCAATTGCTCCTGCACGATAAGATCACGTTGTCGGTGCAGCGTCTGCCGGGGCAGTCAACGTGATCCGGTCACCCGGAATAGAAGGGGCGAGTTTCCCCGCCCCTTCCTTGGTCAGGTCGGGAAGCTGGCGAAGATGCTGCGCCAGTTGTAGTACCCAAACGAGTACCGCTCGTAGCCCTTCACCAGCAGGTTGTCCGTCACAAAGTCAACCTGCATGTCCGACTCAAACTTGACGCGCTCCATGTAGGAGAGACCGTCAATGTTGGTGAGCAGGAACCACGCAGACGACGAGGTGAGGAAGTCGCTGACCATGTAGCCCTCCGGCAGACCGCCGGAAGTCATAACGATGGCATTGACATCATTATCCGCCGTACCCGGACGCAGTTCCGTCTTCGTCAGACGGATCGCAACCGGCTCAAGGCCAGTCGGCACGATGAGCTTGCGCGCGCGCGCAAAAACCTTCAGGCCAGCCTGATCCTTGAAGTTGGCACGGACTGCGATCATGCCGTTCAGCAGGCTGGCTTCGTTAAGCTCAACCTGAGTCGCGGGCGTGTTCGAGACCGTGCCACCGTCAATCGGATGATCCGACGCGACGAGAGCCTTGCCGTCACCACCGATGGACGAGTTGTACGTCGTCGCGGTGTTGAGGATGTTCGCGCCATAGATCTCCTTGGTCTGCTGGAAAGACTCAATCAGACCAAGGTTCGACGGCATGAACTGCGTCTTGTACAGGTTGTCATCAACCGCCTTGCGGGTGATGGCATAGCCGAGAGCGATCTCGGTATGCTCCTGATTGTAGACGTACCGCTCACCGGCACCGTTGTCGAACGCAGTCTGACCACCCTCGGTCTTGAGCTGCGCGAGGCCAAGGAAACGCATCTCAGCGGTGCGCTCCAGAGCCATCTTCGACTCGTGCTTGGTGAAGATCTTGTCGTACTGCGACGGGATCTGCTCGTACTTGCCCTCGATGCCGCGAAGGCCGGGGAGGAGCAGGTCCTTGATGGCACTAAGATTGACAGCCATTGGTGCTTACTCCTCTCAGATGCCCGTAAGGGACTTGGTCGCGACGTTGTTGAACGCCACGATGACCCAGTTGTACGCACCCGAATCCGTGCCAGCGGAACCCGGAGGGTCCTCGACAAGACTGACAATGCGGAACGGAAGGGTGTTGGTCGTGGCCGCGCCCGTGATGAACGCACCCGAAATGCCATTGGCCGTGTTGCCCGTGCCAATCGCATAGCCGACGTTCAGGTTCACATCGCCCTGCACGATGCCGGTTGCGTCCGACTGGACGACGAACTTGGCATTCGGATCGTTGACGATGTAGCCGGTGACGTATTCGGTCGATGCAACATCGGAACCGGGCCAGTAGTTCGACCACACGGTGCGCTTCTGCGAGACCGACAGGTACTGGCAGCCGATAAAGATGCCGGCGATACCAGCAGCCGCAGTAGTGCCGTCACCCTGAACAACCTTACCATTGGCATCCGGCTCGACCGGGTCGCCAAAGAAGATGTTCGTGGCATTGTACGCGATCTGAACGGGAACCTGCTCATACGTCGGGGCAGAGCCAGTCCCGCTGTACTGACGAAAACCGTAGGGCGCATTCGTATTCGCCATAACGGATTCTCCTTCTTCAGGAGGTCCATCATCGCGCGCCGGGGCGACTTATGACCGGGGAAAAAACCTCCACACCGGGGGAGGCATGCTTAGATTCACATGAATTTTTTAAAAAGTAAAGGGGGCCTAAGCCCCCTTTAAGTTACGCCTTTGGTTACGGGTTACGACAGCTTCACCTTTGTATATTCGATCCTGCTACCGTCGATTCTGCCCTTGGTGCCATCGGCATTCTTGAAGAAGAAGCCCGAGAACTTTCGCGACGCTCCTCGTCTTCCATCTTCTGCGTCGTAGCCCCAGCAAATGTCGTCGTAGCCGGTGACATCAACAACCTCGACCGTGCGTTCGTCGCCCTTCTTCAGGTGGAAGAGACGCCCCCAATCGCTCCGAAAGATCTTGGCGACATTGGCAATCGCCTTGTCCTTGATGCGATGACGCGCCCAGCTAGAACCGCCATTGATCGTGATGACTGCAAGGAAATCGCTATCAGACATATCAAGCTCCGTAGTTGAGAGTTGTGTAAGACCGTTCATCGACCTTACACAACTACTCTACCACATCAGTTCATAGTTGTCAAGTTGCAAATTTCACTCCTTCGGGATGGGCATCGCTTCAAAGCTCTTGTTGATCTTGGGTCGAGCCATGGCGTGGTCGCGCGTCATCGTCCCATCCGGCGTACCGGCGATCTGAGCCTCCTTGGCGCGGACCTGATCCTTTGCAGCCTTGTTCTGGATGCGACGAGCCTCCTCGACAACCTCTGTCGGGCGCTCCATGAGGATCATGCCCTTGCGCTCGATGGTTCCCTTGGACCAAGAGGCAGGCATCATGCCGGGATGACGACGGGCGGGGACAGCCTCCCAGCCCATCCGCGCCAGATAGATCTGGTGCGTGGCATCTTCCTGCCCGAGGATCGACAGACGCTTCCACTCATACGTCCAGCCCTCGGGAATGATGGTCGGATCAACGAAGAACTCGTCCGTCCCCTGATCCATGTCGCCAATATGGCCCCGGATCTCGGCTGCACGACGCGCAGCGCGGGCGCGGGAGTCCTCTTCACGCACTTCCGGGCGCATTTCGGCGCGCGGAACAGCCGTGACGGTCTCCACAGGCTCCGAAACAACCTCCTCGGGCCTCGGATTGGTGCGGGGAGGACGACCGCGACGACGAGGACCCTCGGAAGCGGCAACGGGGATGGGATTGTTGACAGTATCCATGACTTTTCTCCTCAATTGGGCAACTTGCCCTCCTTCTGGAGGGCGAGTTTGTGCTTCGCGTACTCGGTTTCAGTCATTCCGAGCATCTTTGCGGTATCAGCCTCGGCTCGCGTGAGTCGAACGATGTTGGAACGACCGTTGGAGCCTCGATTGACGGGGGCAGCAGCAGGAGGAGCAGCCCGCGCCACGGGTTTTGCAGCAGAAGACAAGGGACTCTCCGTAGCAGGCTCGCTCTGAGCCGGTTCAACACGCCGAATTCGCAGCGTATCCTCGATTGCAGAGAAGTATCCATCCGTATCCGGTGCATGACCATCGGCAACCGCGATGTTATGAGCCGCAATCATCTTCTGATTGAGGCGCGGATCGGTCACGAACTGCGGATTCTTGCGTACCCAGTCGGCAGAACGAGGCGAAAGCTGCGACGCGAACTGCTCGACAGGGTCGGAATGACGCGGAACAGCCTCTTGACGAGGCTTTACCTTCATCGCTTCCCTGCCGTTCTCAAGCTGAAGCAGCTTGGCGGCGTTGTTCGACATGGCTTCCTGAATCTCAGCAGCCCGGTCGAAGTCGCCAACCGACATCGCCTCCTTCAACTGGCCTTTCAAGATGCCCTGCTCGCGCTGCATCGTCTCGATAGCGCCAGTCACAAGCTGGAGATTGGAGTCGTCAACCTCCGTGCTGGCCTGCCGAGCGCGGTTTTCAGCGTCGATACGGGCGCGACGCTCCTGCTCAAGCTGTGCGCGAAGCTCCGCAAGAGCCTTGGCAGGGTCTTGCTCCGACGCAATCTGCGCCTGAGACTCTGATGTAGCTAGCGGCTCGTCGGAAATCTCGACTTCAGGGGTCTTTTCCCCCTTCTTCTCGTCATCGAGATTGATCTCAAGCTGTTCTTCATTTGGATCAGACATGATTTTCTCCATCACCACACATCATCGGGAGACTGAACACGCCCCCTGACCTGCGTATCAGAAAGGATTCGGCACAGAACACCATTCACGGTGATGTTCCAGCCATCGGAAGGACGGAAAACAAGCCACTCATTGAGTGAAAACTTGTCCCCCTTGAACCATCCCTCCTCGTTTTCCTCGAAAGCGCGCGGCCCCATCTTCAGGAGCAGCCCAACTTTCGACTGGAAACGGTCCTCATCCGTCGTCTTGTCCGACAGATAGAGACCGCTCTTGGTCTTCTGCGGGCGAATGTAGACGCCGACAAGGATGTTGTTGTTGAAGATCTCGACCGACGAAAAGTCCCCAAGATCATCAAGGATCTTCTTTGCTGGATCGACCTCGTGTTGCATTCGCATAAACGGCATGGTGCCTCCTTACCGTTTGTTGAGTTCCATCTCTACTTCATCGCAAGCATCCAGCGCAGCCAGAAGCCCGTGAATAACACCAACTCGGAACTTATAGTCGGTGTGTTCGATTGATGCGTGTGCAGAAATCAGCGAATCCTTTGCTAATTCAATGCGATCGCGCAAATTTTTCTTCAATTCACTTTGATAAAAAGCTTGATGCGTAATCATTACTGCCCCCTAGCAGCATCCCATCAACATAATAGGAAGGAGAGGGAATGTGAAGGGATCACACTCCCTCTCCCCGGCCCAGCTCTCCCACCGGGAGGCAACGGATTGAGCCGGGCCTTACTTGCGGCTGGCGATCTCCGTTTTTTCCAACCTGCCAAGGCCAGAACCCGCGCCAGCATCCATGTCCATGTAGCTCCGGTAGACCTTGCCACCAGCACGACGAGCCGAACGCTTGTGCATTTCGATCTCGGTCTTCTGGAGGCGACCTGCACCCGAGCCAGCACCAGCCGTCATGTCCTTGTACGACATCGTGCGACCACCGTGCTTGCGGCCCATCGGCATGGGACCAGCACCCGGCATCGCAGGCGGCGGCGCGGCAGGCGGCATCGGACCAGCAGGCATACCCATCGGGGCAGCACCCAGCCCACCAACCGGCATCGGCGGCGGAACGGGACGGCCACCCGGCAGCGGCAGCGGCGGAAGAGCGCCAAGACCCATCGGAGGCTTCGCACCACCAGCATCGATCACGATGTTGATGTTGGTCTTGCCCTTGCCCTTCTTGGCGCGACCACCAGAGGCGCGAGCCATGCGATTGGCCTCGCCGCCATGCTTGAAGGTTGGCGGAAGCATCGGAGACATGCGAGAACTTTCGCGACGCTCCTCGTCTTCCATCTTCTGCTTGCGGGCAGCAGCAGCCTTCTTGGCGCGGAAAGTCCTGTACATCTCCTGCATCTTGGCTTCGCGCTGGGACTCAGCCATCTGCTCGTCAATCGGATCCATGGCCTTTGACATGGGAGACGGACGACGCTCCGTGCCAGCGTAGGACACATACCGACGCTTCGGATCAGGATTGCCCTCAGTCGCGCGCGAGAGAACGCGCTCGATGTCGCTGGTCTTGCCACCAGCAGCTCGGCGACGCGCGGGAGGCGGCGGATTGGGACGGCCACCGCTGGGCATGATGCCCTCGCCAAACGGATCTTGACCCTGACGGATCATTCGACGGTCGGCTGGCGTCAGGCGGTAGTCAGCGGGCGGAGGCGGGGGAGGCGGCGGCGGATAGTCACTCATACCGCCACCATCCTGCTTCTTGGCATAACCGCCGCGACGCAGCTTCAGTTCCGAGTGCTTGCCGCCATGCTGCGCCGTCTCGTGCTGGCGCATGGCCTTCTTCACCAAAGCCTTGTCCTGCGCGGTGTCGTCAGCCTTGCCGCCCTTCTTCAGGCCGGTAGCGCGCATGGGGGACAGAGCGCCACGCTTGACGCCAGAGAAGCCAAGCATGGCATTAGGGACAGCGGCTCGCTGGGAGGCGGCAGCCATCATGCGATTGGCCCCGCCAAGGGGACCGCCATCGTACTTCTTGGCACGACCACCGCGATACATTTCCTTGCTGAGACTATACTTGGCAGTATCGATGGCATCGTCCCTATCAGATGCATGATAATCTGCGCTCTCTCCAATATGCTTTCCATCCTTGAAAAACTTCACTCGGTGTTCATTGAAATCAAGATCCTTGTAGATCTTGGCAGACTTCGGCCCATCAGAAATCGTCTTGACGAGACGAAGCCTCGGCTTGTCACTTGGGTCTGCATATGTGCTGCCACCGCGCGCATACGCAGCGCCACCACGCTTCAGACCACCAACGTGCTTCTCGCCCTCGCGATCCTCGTTGGCGTCCTTCACGTTGCGATTGACCTTGGCATTCGCATACGCGACCGCTTCGGTCTTGCCACCAGACTTGCGCTGCTTGCGATCCGCTCGCATAGGCCCGCAAGACCCATCAACCTTGCCGCCGCTCTTGTAGGCTCGACGGGAGACAGGACGAAGCCCCGTCTTCACATCAGCCTTCAGCATCTCAGGCGGGGTGAAGGTCGAGGAATCAACCTTCTGAAGCGGACGGTCAGAGGCAAGACGCTTGGCCTTGCTCTTCATGGCTTCACGGGCCTTCTTCGCAGTCTGGTACATCATGTTCTCCTTACGGGCGTCCCCGCTGAATCAAGTGCCTCGACAACGATACGGCATCGCCGGGAAGCGAGCCATATTTAGACACTAAACGCAAAGCTTGGTCAACGACAGACCCGCCAGAAGACTTCTTTCCCTTTTTCTCTCTGGACTTCACCTCATAAAGCCTATTTCCGTTGATAAGGTTCATCGTTTCCCTTGCAGCATCGGCATAGTCCGCTGGCTTAGATTTCTTGGATGCCACTCCAAGCCGATCAAACAGCTCCTTCTCATGAAACCAAAGAGCGGCTTGTATGTCAGCAACGCTGATATTTGTGTTATACTTCTTTTTCAAAATTCTCTGAGCCTGTTCAGCCGTACTTTGCTGAAAAAACCTTTCGAGATCTGATCTTGGAGCAGCCACGGGAAGTTCTCTATTCTCAATCCAATTTTTTGCCCTTCTCCTCACATCAGATTTTTCCTTAAATGCGCTGTCTTTGTAATTTTGATGTGCATTTTTTGCAAATTCAAGCATCTTATCTGGATCATTTATGAGATCGTAAAAATCGTCATGACTGATATCCTTCAAATCCGAACCATGCAGCCAAGATTTGTCTTCATTTATTTTACCATTTTGAACATATGGGGCTTGTTCATACGGAAGCCCGTGATGATGAGAATATTCTGCAATCATCGCATCGCGCAAATCTCTGTATTGTTTTGCTTCTGCAAGAGGTGTATGAATAAATCCATGCCCAAGTAGCCTGTTCCATGTCCTTGAAAACCAAAGATCGGCTGTAAGCGTAGAGTAATCTCCGTGAAGATTGTTGATAAACGAACCAATTTTAGGACCAAACACAGACCAGCCAGAAACAATCTGATCTTTTTGTCCCTCAACATCCAATGGACCGGAAAGCCCGTGAAGATTTTTGTTGGTTCTAAGAATTTTATTTATTTCAGAAGCAGAGGCTTTTGTATTAAAAAATTGCCTCATGGCATCATAGCCATTTTTGCTTACAAGATGGTCAAACTTCAAAAGATTCATTTCAATTGCTTTTGTTTTGTCTCCAAATGTTCCAGATAGTTTTTTTACTGCATCCGAAAGGGACAGACCTTTATTTTTCATAAGATCAAATACGCGGACTGCATTCAGCGAATTTGAGTAAACATCGTTTCCCTGTGATGTTATGCCAAGAATTGCATGAAATAGCATTCTGTCGTCTTTGTTTTTTTCCAATTGAGGAAAAATACCAGAGTAAACGCTCATAGCCTTCTTAAGTGCATCATCGTACCATCCAATAGCTGATTTCTGACCTCCCAATCCGCTGGATTTAACGTGATAATCAACTTCCTTGGCTATGTCAGAAGCAATTTTGTTCATTGCCTCTTTGCTGTAGTCGCCGGGATCAATCTGCCCCTTGCTTGCGGCGCGGTTCTGTAGCGCCCACAAAACATCTTCTACTGTAGGATTGCCGCGACTTCCGGTTGGGCGGATATCAAGCTTCTCCTTGCCGGTCATGAGAGGAATTGTCGTCCTGTCAGCCCGGCCAGAAGGCAGCATTGCTGTCCTTACATAGTCAGATTCATCATCGGTCAGCCCGTATGCTTCCTTGAGTCTTT